TTGAGAAGGTCAAAAGTATTGCCAAAGGCTTCACTGGACAAGCGGTTGATGTTGACAAACTCAAAGAAGCATTTGACAAAATTGCTGTACCAGTTGATCATTACAAGGTCAGTATCCGCGATGTTATCAATGGGCAAACAAACTTGAACGGTGTAATAGAAGAAACCAATAATGAAGAAAAGGGCTTAGGCAAAACTTCCAAGACTTTGAAGACCGCTACCGAGAAGTTGAAGATTTACACCGATGCATTAAAGTCGAGCAACTCTGCACAGAAGTCGTTCACTTCTGCACAGAAGGCTTCGGTGAAGGCTGGTGAGTCTTTGACTCAGGCGAACCAAGGTGTGGCTGATGCGCAGTCTGCGTTGGATCAGGCTGTGGCTGGGTTTGGTGCTGATTCGCCACAGGCTAGGAAGGCTGCGAAGGAGTTGGAGTTGGCTCAGCGTGGGTTGGAGCGTGCTGGGTACAACGTCGAGGGTTCGTTGTTTGCCATCAAGGATGCTGAGGAGGCGTTGAAGAAGGTTCGTGCTGATCCTGAGTCAACACCCCAGGCGATTCGTGAGGCTGAGATTGCGTTGGCTGAGGCGAAGTTGTCAAGTGCTGATGCGATTGATGCCCAGACTGAGGCGACTGATGGTTTGACTAAGGCGACTGGTTTGTTGAATGAGGCGATCTTTGGTGCGTCGATTGGTTCTGATATCTATACACAGTTGTCTGATGTATTGACTGAGGCTAAGCAGAAGCAGGCTGATGCAACTGAGGCTGTGGCTGAGGCGATTGATCGTGAGACTGAAGCGTTGAAGAATTACAAGGATGCGATTGAGGCTGCTGGGAAGATTGCGTTGTTGTATCCAAAGGTTGTGGCTGCGAATCCGATGGCTGGTGCAGCTTCTACTATTCCGGCAACGGTGACTGGTAACTCGACTGGGTTTCGACCTAATCCTGCTGGGGGTGGGATGGTGGTGAATGTGAACGCTGGTCTTATTTCTTCGCCTGATGAGGTTGCTGAGCAGATTAGTGATTTGATGAGTCGTCGTGCGCGTCTTAATGGTGGCGATCTAACGGCGTTCTTCTAATGGCTAAGTCTGCGAAGTGGGGTTCAACATATAAGGTGTTGTTGGATGTTGGCTTCTTGGCTGATGCGTTTACTTTGGACTCAAGCCTTTTGGATGGTAGTGATGTGTTGGATGGTTCAACAGACTTTGTTGATGTCACCGAGTATGTAACAAACATCAATATCAATCGGGGGCGCACAACTCAACTTGATAACTTCCCGTCATCCAACTGCACTATTGTCGCTGATGATCGTGCAGCTGAAAGATACTTTGATCCACTGAACACAGCATCAGAATGGTATTCGGGTGGCACTGTGGGTATTGCTCCACGTCGCCAGTTCCAGGTGTACGGAGGGACAGCCGGTACGACTGCGATGTTCACAGGTTTTGTGTACGACTTAAACATTGACTATGCCGAACCGAACCTATCAACAGCAACAATCGTTGCCACCGACGCACTCGGCCAACTCGGTCAAACCGTCCTGACCGCATTCAACCCTTCTTCGCAGCTCACGTCTGCGCGTGTGTCAGCGATCTTGGATCGTCCAGAGGTTGCGTTCTCGACTGCGTTGCGAAACATTGAGACTGGGATTGCGACATGTGGAACGGTTGCTTATGACGATGCAACGAATGTTCTCACAGCGTTGCAGGATGTGGCGATTGCTGAGGGTGGGCGTTTGTTTGTTAATCGTTCTGGGTTGGTTGAGTTTGATGCTCGGATTGCGACTTCGTTTGGTACGGCTGTGGCTTCGTTTGGTGGTACGGCTGGTGTTCCGATTCTGTCTTTGTCAAATGTGTATGGGGCTGAGACGGTTGTGAATCGTGTGGCTGTGCAGATTGAGGGTGGTACGGCTTCGAGTGTTGCGTCTGGTACTGCGTCGCAGGCTCAGTATGGGATCAAGGCGTTGTCGTTGACTGGGGTTCCGTTGGCCACTGATGCTGCTGGGTCAGCCTTAGCGTTAAGTTTGTTGACACGGTTTCAGGAACCTGTGGTCAGGTTCTCGGAGATGGATGTGTTGTTGAATGCGTTAACTACAGCACAACAAGCACAGATGGCAGGGCTAGAGATTGGTGACATCCTGTCAGTGACAAAGACTTTCGCTGTTGGCACACCGGCAACGGTTACACAGAATGTGGTTGTCGAATCCATCCGGCACACAGTCAACCCGTCACGGCACACTGTCACAGTTGGGTTGGGTCAAGTCCAACTCGTGATACCGTTTATCCTGGACACGTCGGAACTTGACGATCCGATTTACGCACTACAATAGGAGCATTATGGGAATCAACGCACAAACTTCAGTTCCAAAGTTCACTAGTGGAGATGTGCTGACTGCTGCGAATACCAACTTGCTGACAAATGCTCCACCAGTGTTTGCTGGTACAGCAACACGTGATGCAGCGTTCGGTGGTGCAGGTGAAAAAACATTGGCAGAAGGTCAACTTTGTTACCTAGAAGATTCCAACATTGTTCAGTATTACGACGGCGCAGCGTGGGCTACTGTCGGGCCTGCATCGTCTGTCGGTCTAGTTTTTATTAGCGCAACCGCTATGGCTGGCGCAAGTGTGAGCGTGAACAACTGTTTTACTAGCACCTATGATAATTATCGTTTGTTGTTTTCACCGTCTGCCTGCACGGGTGACCCAGTAGTTACTTTTCGTTTGCGTTTGTCTGGTACTGATTCCACTGTCAGTTATACAACGCAACGGCTAACTGGTTATCAATCAACGGTGGCAACTGCATCTAACAATCAGGGAACAGATGAAATGCTATTTGGATATGTCAAAGCGGCTGTACCCCAAGTAAGTGTGATGTCGGTAGATATTTTTTCTCCAGCACAAGCAAGGTCAACCGCTGCATTTTCTTCGCTTGGATTCATGGAAGACGCTACCGTTACAAACGGTTTTGTTGGCGTTGTACAAAACGCACATACACCCGCAACCGCTTACGATGGTTTTACAATGCTTGCCTCGACTGGCACTATTACAGGCACAATTTATTTGTACGGCTACGCAAAGGCATAATGATGACAACAAAAACTGAACACGATGTTGCAACAGGCGAAATTATTGTGCGTGACATGACCGCAGATGAATTAGCACAATACGAAAAAGATGTTGCAAGGTGGGCTAAAATTAAATCCGATCAAGCCGCAGCCGTTATTGCAAAAGCCGTTGCACGTCAGGCAGTACTCACAAAGTTAGGTTTGACATCCGATGAGGTCGAAGCACTTCTTTCGTAGTCGTTGGCTGATTGTTGCTCCTGCGCTTCTAGCCTCAATCTTTAGTTTCATTCCGTCAGCGTCAGCTGATCCGACACCAGGGTTGTTCACGTCGTATTACACGATTGATGAGATACCTCCTGTCATGTCGGACAGTGAGTATCCATTGTGTGGTTCGGAGGTTGAGAACAACATCAACCGTTCGTATGACGGTGAGCCGTATCTAGATTGCACGGTTGACTTGTTTATGGTTCACATGACTGGGTTCATCACGATCCCTGTGCATGAGACTATTGAGTTTTGGATTGCTGCTGACGATGGTGGTGTGATTGGTATTGGTGGTATCGAGTTCGGTGACTGGGATGTCAAAGGTTGCTCAGCTAGTGAGACGGGGCAGATAGACATTAGTGCAGGGAGTGTGCCACTGAACTTCTGGTTTTATGAAGCGTATGGTGGGACGTGCGCAATGCTCGCATGGAACATTGATGACCAAGGCTGGGAGATAGTCCCAGACTCAGCGTTCACCACCGACTATCAGCAACCAGTTCAAACCACTATTCCAGACACAACTATTCCTGCCACAACTATGCCGGAGACAACCACAACATGGACGACCACGACAACTTCTACGACTGTAGAACCAACAACTGTTCCTGCTACAAACCCATCGACTACTTTGACACCTCAAACAACTTCCACATATACCGTGCCAGCAACAATGCCACCACCACCTGCAACGGTTCCTCCACCACCCATAACGATGCCAGCCCCACCAGAGACCATCCCTGAACCACCACCCACCCTGCCAGTCGTATTACAACCATTACTTCCCCCCATGACCCTGCCCGAATTGCCGACATACGCTACCGTTCCGCCACCTCAAACGCTACCGTTCGTCACAGCCCCAGCGACCCTGCCCCCACCCCCAGCCACAATCCCTCTGCCCCCAGTCACTCTGTCCCCACCCCCAACAACGGCACCACAGCCACCACAAGCCCCTGAGACAAGCCAACCAGCCAAAGAGGCTGAACTACCCCCCATCGCAGACAAAGCCGTTGTCGAAGCCCTAGCCACAATCAGCCAAGCGACCCCATCCCAAGTCCAAGCCGTTGTCACCGAGCTACTCGCCTTCGCTCTCACCACCGACCAAGCCGTCTCCGTCGCATCCGAACCAGCAGTGTTGGAAGTCTTGACGAACGCTGAAGCCGAACAAGTATTTGAACAGGTCGCTGTTGAGGAACTGTCATCGGAGCAGGCTGTTGAGTTGGTGGCTGCTGTGCAGGAAGCACCAACGAAAGTGCGTAAAGCATTCGAGGCGGTGTTGAATCTATTTGAAGGGTTCGCTGATGATTACACGATGACGAATCAGACTGTGCCTATCAAGACTCGTCGTGCGCTGATTGCCTTGGGTGCTGTATTCTTGGTGTCAGCCCCTGCACCAATCCGAAGGAATCGATGATGAAGTTGTGGGGTGAGTTCCATGCGTTGCTATGGACTATTGCTGCTTCTGTCACCACGATTCTCACGTTGTCTGGGGCTATCCAACGGGTCGTGATCTGGCTCACTGTTGGGGCATTAGTTCTGCACTTGATCGGCGCACTCAACAAGAAAGAAGATAAGTCATGAAGAAGTTCCAAGATGTTGCAGGTCGTATCGTTGCCGTGTTCCTATCGTCAGCCTTAGCGATTGTCGGCGGAAGTGCAGTTTTAGCACCCGAACTCGCCATCTGGAAGTCGGCATGTCTTGCCGGTTTCGCAGCTACTGCCACAGTGATTCAGAAGCTCGCCTCTGCCTCGCTTGACGGCAACCTCACGATGGAAGAAATCAACGACGCATTCGGTGCGAAGAAAAAATAAGCGCATGACCAAGATGTCTTGGCCTGTAGTGCCAATCAAGTTTTGTGAACATCTCAAAGGCAAGAAGCCTTCACAGATAAGTCTCACAATGCTTCGACCCATCTCAGGTGGTGGGCAGTTGCATCATTGCGCAGCTCGGGCTTGGGAAGCGATGAAGCATGCAGCGAAGGTTGAGGCTGGGATCAATCTGAAGCCGACTAGTGCCGGTGACACGTATCGAAGTATCGCTCAGCAGAAGGCTGGGTTCTTGCAACGGTTCCAAAAGGAACCCATTGAAGGCGCACAGACTCGAACCTATGAGGGCGCGAAGTGGTATCTGAAGAAGGGCATGGCAGTACTCGCATCCCCTGTTGATGATCCAGCGAAGTGTTCACGTCACATGCTTGGCATCGCAGTCGATGTTGCTAACGCTTCAGGCAAGGTTCTTGCTTGGCTGTTGGAGAACGAGCAACGCTTCGGGTTCTCCCATGAAGTTGTTGACATGCCTGGTGCTGAACCTTGGCATTTGCGCTGGACTGATTCAACCCCCAACCAAGCCGTCCTTGACTACGAGACAGCCAACCCGAAGCCTGCC